AAGAATGCTTTTGTGACTGGTGTTCCATCCGATAATGTCACACCTTCGAATAATCTATCTGGAATATCATCAATATTTCCAGCTTCAATTTGGGTTCTGATTCCTTTTGCTTTTGTCCCAGTTCCACCATAAGTCAGCACTCTTTTTTGGTTTTGGATTGCTGTAATTGCATTACCCAACTGAGTGTTCGGTTGATTATTTCCAGGTTGGTTGTATATTGTTGCTGTTAGTTGTCCGATTGTACCTAAGGCACCAGCAAGCTTACTATTCAACAAGGTTTCAGTTGCACCCTTAGCTTTCGCTAATCCAGACTTATATTCAAGTCTTTCAATCTCCAAATATGATGCATATGGAGCACTGATTATATTCCCAGGATATTGAATTGATGGTACTTGTGCGGGAGCGGATTGGGGCATTATCTATTCCTGTAGAATTTGTCCAGTGGTAGTTGACTTAAAACTTCTACGTCTGCCTCAGTCAATTCGTAAAAGTTTGTTTCCCTATTTCTAGGAATATAATAGTGTAGTGTCTGTTTTGGGACAGCTCTGTTTTTATTATTTAGAAACGACAATCTCTCTTTTGGGGAAATGTAGTGTAAGTTTGCCCCAAGGATGTTTCCTTTTTGTTCTATTACTTTGATTAGTGGATATCGATCCCACTCTTTTAGTATTGATCTGTATTTTGGATCATATTCGAAGAAGTAGTAATTTCCTTCTTTTACGTTACTTCCTCTTCCTACACCTGCGTCATCGAGGATCATGAAGACCTCTAATCGCAGTTCTGTTTTAGATATTGCTTTTCCTTTATATTGCTTAAGTAACTCATCAAACTTGGAGTTCGACTTCCGTGATAATTTTGAACTCCCAAATCCTGTCCCTGCAGAATTCTTCTGCTGCTTTCCATTTCGCTTGATTGATGGCATAGGTCGCTACCTCCGTTAGGTATTTTTTGGTAACTCTCTTTTGAGGTTTTGGACCATCGACCTGTTTCTTTGGTTTAACCTCAACTAGATATGTTTTGGTACTTCCATCTGTTTGCTTAACTTTCATCCAAAAATCAGGGAAGTATCTATGCCATCTTCCATCTACAGGAGATTTGTATGGTATTACAAACTCTTCGCTGGACCACTGTAGGACCATTTCATTATGATCGCAGTAGTACATGAACTTCCTTTCCCACAAAGATCTATAAATGATGTTTGTGGGATCTCCTTTGTACTTACGATAGTGAGTTGGTTTGTACTTTCCCTTGTACGACGCCATAAATAAATAAGGTCACCCCATAAAGGGTATTTATGTCTAGTCCTGTATCAATTAACAGTTTTATCTCTGAGATTGTCAGTAAGAGGGGTGGACCATCGACTCCTGTTCTGTATTCTTTTGATGTTGCCCCGACTGATGCAGGCATTAAAGAGTACATGAAGGGACTGAATATTATATGGGACAATGAACTCAGGTTTTTGAACTACCTGAATAATGAAATTCAGATTCCTGGTATTACCTTCCAGAATTCTGAAGTTAGAATGCCAAGAAAAGGAATTGCGATCAAGTCAGCAGGCGCTAAGATCTATAACGAAATGGACCTTACGTTTATCTGTGACGCTACTGCTTTGCCATACCGCTTCTTTAGAGGTTGGATTGACTGGATTGGTAACGTTAGTATGTCTCCTGACATCTATGATCCTGCAAGCACCAGAATCAGAGAGAATTCTGTGCTAAGATATTATGATCAATATACATGTGATTTGACAATCACAAAAATGGAAAAATTCAAGGCGGGCACGGGTAAATATAAAACTCCTTATTCTGTCACTCTTGTAAAGGCTTGGCCATATACCATAGCATCTATTCCTATGTCTCAGGCAAGTCAAAATGGACTTGTCAAAGTGAGTGTTAGTTTATACTATGAGTATTCCAAAACTAACATTTCCCCTAGTGCTGTTACTGAAAGTGCCGCCGAAGAAAGAGCAGAGGCTGCAACGGAATCTGAGAATGCAGGTAGACCACTAAGAGACGGAAGACCTCTTGGTCCAAAAGAGGCAGTTGCACTTGCTCGCGCCAAGCGTCTTGGGAGAAATTTCCAATAATAAATAATCACACTGAACATCTATAGATTGTTATGCCATTACCAACTATTTCAACACCAATTTACGAGTTGGTGGTGCCTTCGTCAAAAAAGAAAATCAAATATCGTCCTTTTTTGGTCAAAGAGCAGAAGATCCTGTTAATTGCTCTAGAGACTCAAGATGATAGACAAATTTTAGATGCAATTATTCAAATCTTTGAGAACTGCATTGTTACGCCTGGATTCAAAGTAGACAGTCTTGCTCTGTTTGACATTGAGTACATCTTCCTCAACATGAGAGCAAGATCGGTTGAAGAACAGATCACTATGAATATTGTCTGCCCAGATGACGGTGAGACAGAGATTAGTGTTTCTATTCTTATTGATGACATCAAGGTTGATTTCCCTAAGGGTCATAAGAAAGAAATCAAACTGGATGACAACACTCTTCTGGTTATGAAGTATCCAAACTTCGATTATTTTGCTCAAGTAAACTTTAGTCCAGAAACTCCAGATCCATACGAACTGGTTGCTTCCTGTATTGATAAGGTTTTTGTTGGTGAAGATCTCACCGATGACTTTTCTTTTGAAGAGGCGAAAGAGTGGGTGGAAACGATGACAAACCACCAATTTGAGAAGATTCAAGAGTTCTTCAATACTATGCCAGCATTGAGGCATACATTTAAAGTGAAGAATCCAAACACTCAAGTAAATAACGACATCACTATTCAGGGTCTTGCAAATTTTTTCGCATAGCCCTTTTCCAAGAAAGTCTTATGACTTTCTATAAAACTAACTTCGCCTTGGTCCAGCACCATAAATATAGCTTGACCGACATTGAAAATATGATTCCTTGGGAAAGGGACGTATACGTGAATCTACTTGCTGCATATCTACAGGATGAAAGAGACCGTATAGAAGAAGAAAGGCGTCGTAGAAGGTAATGGCAAAAGACACCCCAATCGAACTTTCTACTCTAGTTGCACCTGCCGCTAGTTTTGGAGAGTTCTTGGGCTCTTTTTTAGATACCGAAAAGGAATATATTGAGTATCTTAGAGAAGGTAGAAAAAGATATTTCTTCATTACTTCTTACTCTGCAGTCGGTACAAAGAAATCTCCATATGTATCTCCAGCAGAGGAATTAGTAAAAGATCCTTTTAAAGGTACATATTTCAAAAAACCAAAGAAACCAAAGAAGGGACAACGAGTAGGTAGAGACGGAAGAACTTCAAGTCAACGTCTCGCTGATATTAAACGTGGTCCTAGAAAGCCATCTAGATTTAAACTTCCCAAACTTCCTGAACTTCCTAAACTTCCTAAAGTTAAAGTTCCACCTCAAGCTGCTAGAATATTTGGTAGAAGTAATGCAATTTTAAATACCATAACCGCTGGTTTGGAATTTTCAAGTCGCATAGAATCTGGTCAGAGTCTAACAAAGGCAACCTTAGGAACAACTGCGAGTGTTGTTGGTGGAATTGCTGGAGCATCCTTCGGAGCAAGTCAAGGTGCTACTCTTGGTGCTAACATTGGACTTCTGTTTGGTGGTGTCGGTGCCGTTCCAGGTGCCGTTATTGGTGGAGCTATTGGAGCCATTGCTGGTGGTTTTATTGGTTCTAGTGTTGCTAGTGGTGTTACTGATTTTGCCACTGATGCATTTGGTCTGGAAGAAGGTGGTGTTATTAAATCTTCCACTAAGTCCGTCATTGCAGAAACAGGAATACCTGAATGGTTGATTCCATTCGACGAAATTGGAAAGATACTTATTGATTCTGTATTCAAACCAATCGGATCTGTTATGATTGGTGCAGCATCTTCGTTGATGAGCATTTTACCTACCTCAACAGCAATGTTAGCGATGAAGGGTAAAATTGCTAAACTGAAAGGGATATTTGGTATCGAGAAGATTAAACCTGCCATTCCTGGTGCTGTTGGTGGATATAACTCATTGAAAACTGGAATAGATGCTGTTATTGCATCTGGTATGGATATTGTAGGCAATTTTTTTGGTGCTGATCGAGAAAAAGAAAAATCAAGAGCATTTAGAAGAGATCCATCACCTCAAACTAGAAATACAACTAGAGCGACAGGTAAAATTCAAAGCTATGGATTGAGTCAAGAAGAAGCCTTTAGAAAGATATATGATATTGCGGTCTCGGTAGGTGGAGCAAAGTTTCCTGAATTAGTTGCTGCTATCGCCATGGTCGAAACTGGTTGGTTACAAACAGTCGGCGGAAACAATCCATATAATCAGAGAGCGATTGGTGGACAGTTCATTAACTATGGTAGCCTTGAAGAGGCGACAAGGGAACATATCGCGTTCTGGCACGAGGCAAGCAAACATCCAGAAAACGCCAATAACTTTAATGATCCAAATGAAGCATTTGCTAAACTTGTTTATGCATATGCTCCACCAGAAGATAACAATAAACCAGAACAATATAAGCAATCTGTTGCAAATATGATTGCTTCTTTGTTACCTAAGATGACTAGTAACCCTAAAAATAAGAAACTACCACCTAAAGCAAATAAGAATATTTTATCTAAAGAACAATTTGAGAAGGTTGTAGAAAAGTGGGAGAAATTTAATTCAAACCCAGGAGTTTATCTCAACAACTCTCCAGTTAAAATTATTGGTGTTGGTACTATGTTAGTTGGTACTGATGGAATTTGGCCAGCACAGACACCAGTAGTTAAGTATTTCAATGTAAATGGAGAAAAGATTACAGAGAAGGAATGGTTGAAGGCATTAAAAGAAGTAGCTCCACAAGGAATAGAACCTGCGACTACATCTAAGATAAATGCTAAAGGTGGGAGTGGTTCTATGAATTTATCTCTTACTCCTCCATCAGAATCACAACCAGTCGAGAGGGATGTTGATCAATTGAATCTCCCCCCAGAAAAAAGAGATCAAGAATCGATGGACACTATCGAAGAGAATAGTTTTTCTTTTGTTCCCATTGCAATCCCAGGGCAGACTATTCCTATTCAGAACATCATTGAAAAGGTTAAGTACGACTCTGACGTTTCTTATTTCGATCCTATATCTCATGGAGTAAAAACTGGTAGGAGGATCGTATTATGATCGATCAAATGGATCTCCAGAGTTTTACTAAGTCATTTAAAACCTATCTTGACAATCAGAAAGAATATATTGATTACTTGAGAAGCCGCCCAAGGTTTTTCATCAGTGTTCATCATGTCCAGAAGAAACTTGTAGTAGTCAAGTCTCCTCCTATTGAAGAGAAGAAAGAGGAAGATGAAGAGGATAGAAAAAGAAGAAAGAAGAGAAAAAAGGACAAAGTAAAACAACCAGTAAAGGAACCTGTAAAGCAACCAGCAACGGAAGCTCCCGTTTCTGAACCAGTAAAGGAACCAGTAAAGGAACCTGTTGCAACACCAGTCAGTCCTTTAATTCCAAAACCAGTAGTAAGCAAACCAGAAGAGACTCCTGCAGAGGTCCCTACTGAGGTTCCTACTGAGGTTCCTGCAAAACCACCAGTAAAGGTTCCAGCACCTCTGGAGAAACCAAAGCAACCCCAGTATCTCCCACCTGGCGTAGAGTTTGACCCTGCCCGCCCTCATCTTCAACCACATCCTAGTTCTAGGATGACTGGTACTGATTGGGTTGGAGATCTTGCTACCTTAATTCTTGCTGGTGCTGCTGTATTTGGACTTCCTGCTTTGCTTGGTGGTGGTGCCACTACTGCTGCTGGTGCTCCTGCTGCTAGCGGTGCTGTTAGTGGAGCAAGTAAAATTGTTCCATTTGCAAGGCAGGTAGCACCAGCAGCAAACAAAATTGTCGAATTCACTCGTGCGGTAAAACCAGTTCCATTCGCCTTTGGTGGCGCTGGATATGGTCCTACCTATTCTTTGGCAGGTGAAAGGATGACTGAACTTGCTTTGCCTTTCACAAAAATAGGAGAATTTGCTAACGCTGTCTACCGAGAGGCAGGATCTCTATTAGCTGGACTTACTTTTGCAGCGTCTAAGAAACTCCCCAGAAATTCTGCGGTTCAGCAAACACTTCAAAAATCTAGAACTGCATTTGGTATTGACACATCATTTACCTCCGATTTGCCTGGGTTTACAACAAAAGCACCTTCACTTGATCCAGGTAAGGAATCTGGTGGACTATTGTCATCGACTTTGGAGTTTACTAAAAACATTATAGGATCTGCAATTAATACTGTACTGGGTGTACGTGCAGCAAAAGCAGATCCAGCGATGTCGGAACCTACTGGTCAACCACCAGAACCAGAAGAACCTCCGATTGTTCCAGAGGCGGATCCAAATCTCGCTGGTGCTGAGGTTACCGCAAAGGGACCAACAGGAGGTAATAAAATTTCTGGTTATGAAATTAACAGTCACTATGGACCAAGAACTCACCCAGTAACGGGAGAGGTTGGTAAATTACACGGTGGTATTGATATTGGAACGCCAACGGGAACTGCTGTTGCTTTGAATGTCCCAGGTGAGATTGTATTTGCAAATCCCCATGGCGGATATGGTTATGTTATTGATGCTTGGGTTCCTTCTTTAAATGCACAGTTTAGACTTGCACACTTGAGTAAGTTTGCTAAGAAGTCTGGAACTTTCAAGGCAGGTGAAATCCTTGCTGAAACTGGTGGTGACCCAGCGCATCCTGGTGCTGGTCTTTCTACTGGACCTCACTTACACTATGAGATTGATACCGTTAAAGGTGGTACTGGATATGGTGGCGCAAGAAATCGAGACCTCCTTTACAGTTTGTCCAAACACCTTTTACTTGGTACTTCTTCTAAACCTTCTGGTTCTGGTGCTGGTGGTCGTGACTTACTCTTGAAGAGAGAGAAAAACGTAAAGGATTACACAACTGGATTTAAATTTGATCGCAGCATATATTCGAAAGCAATGACGAATGAAGATAAGAAATTATTTGCTGCTGGTGGTGGTAACGCTGCAATGGTCAAGAAAGGACATACAATCGAGCAGGTTATTGCTCAAGGTAGACAGAACCTTGCAAATCTAGAAAAATCCAAAACACTAGAAAAAACTAAGGTAAATAGTACAGTCCCTATTCCTATTCAAGGACCTCCTACTTACACTTCAAATATCATTACTAGAATGAGAAGAAAGAGAAGGAAGAGAACTGTTGTCATTTCCCCAATATCTAAAGGCATCTCAGCATAATGGCAAGCAAAGACGACGTTAACTTATGGTATGATGAAGAAGTAGGCGAGATGATGCAAGATGTCCGCAAGTTAGTTGAGGACAGAAACGCACTCATCAAGTTCTACTTTGGTGAAGATAAGTACAAAGACTTCCTCTTAGCAGAGAGGTTGCAGGATCTTGCTGCTTTAGATAGTAGAGATGATTCCACTACGTCGAGTGATGTTAACTTTGACAAGAGAGAGGTAAATCAAACTAGCACATACTTTAGGAAGTTCAGTAACTTCTTAAATCCTGGTGATCTTCCTGCTCCAGATTTAGATCCTATTACTTTCTCTGAAGATGTAAATCTAGATAGGGGAGAGTCTGAAAAAGAAGACGACGAAGATGAGGAGGAGAAGAAGGGAGGATCCCTTTGGGATGTAGCAGCAAACTTCCTTTTTGGTAAAGCCAAACCCCAAGGAGGCGGTGGTGGGACAACCACTAAGAGTGCCTATGGTAATGCTATCAATCCAACATCATCTATCCTTGGTGGACCTGCTGCTGCTTCTCCTGCAGGTGGAGCAGTCACTCAGAACATTTTCAATTCTCCCTCAAATACACCAAAGGTAGAATCCTTAAAAGAAGCAGGATTCGAAGAGGGTGTTCAAAAGAATATCAGCAAGAAATTTGATCAAGACCTTGGTATTGATCCCAAACTGAAAGAAGCTCTTGCTTTAGCAATGGCATCTCCACTCCAGTTGGTTGCTGGTGGATTGATGGACTTGATGGCACAGACACCAGTCAAGTCCAACGAACAGAAGCAAGACCTTACAAAGAATATATCGTTCATCTCTAATGCATTTGGTATTCCTGCATCGACATTAGAGAACGTTCCTGATGATCCCGCCATGTTACAGGCAGGTATTAATAATGCTACCCCATCTGCTCCCACCCCAGCAGGGACGCCATCATCTTCTATGTCTGGTGGTAGGAAAGGTGGTGGTCGTAAGTGGTGGAATCCATTTACATGGTTTAGAAGAGGAGACGATGATACTGGTGAAGGTGGACCAGATACATCTGTACTAAGAACTTCTGCTCCTATCACTAATAATAATATTCTTGGTGGAAACTCCAGCATATCTAACATTAGTAGTTCTACATCTAGTTTTTCGCCAACTGCGATGGCGAAATCTACTTCCAATATCTCAACTGCTTCCATGAATTCGGAAAGCAGCACGGTACAGGAATCTAATCTTGGTAATAGTTTCACTAACGTATTAAATAGTGTATTCGGGGGAGATTCTAGCAACCTTGCTACGAATGTATTCCGTGGTGGGGATGGACACATTCACACAGTTCAAATTGGTCAAGCAGCTAGTTCTATTCAAGATAGAAGACCAGATCTGATGACCCTTACAAATAACGTGGAGACACAGTTATCTGAGAGGAGAGCAGAACAAACAACAACCATGGCTAGTACATTTGCGTCTGTTGCTTCTGGAATGTCTGCTGGTGCTCCATCTCCAGGCGCCCCCGATAGTTTAGATCAAGGTGGTGGATTCTCTGGCGATGAAGAACTGGATGATCCATTTTTCGATGTATTTGCATCTACTAATCAGTACGCATAATGAGACAAGAAGGTAATTTTAAACTTGAGAATCTAACCATTAAGGTTCAAGGAACTGCCTTTGAGGTTGGTCCTAACAATATCACACGAATCAGATACTATGAGGATATTCGTAGATGTTCTGTCAAACTTGAAGTAACTCTCACTGATAGTGAAGATGCTCTGGTTTCAAAGATCTTTGGTATGGAACCTCTTTTCCTTAAGATGAGGGACCACAAAGGAAATATTATTGAACTTGATATGATTGTCTATGAAATCGTTGATAGGCAGATCATTGATGGTAAGCAAATGAAAGGCACTCTTAGGTGCTGCAATCCAGATGTGACCAACTCAGCAGGTCTTTTGATCTCCCAACAGTTTGAAGATAAGAATGTTGGTGACATTGTACAAGATCTCTTGACGAAAGTTTTGAAGACTCAGATTCCTATCGTTAAGATTGACCCAAGTATCAACAAAATTACATTCTCTTCAAACTACTGGAATCCTATCAAGATTATTGAGTGGTTGACCGACAAAGCGATCTACGCCGAGAAGAGTGGTAAGTCTGCCACCGCAGGATTCGTGTTCTATGAGACTCAAAGAGGATACCACTTCCGAGCGATGGATGCTTTGGTCAAGCAAGAAGCGAAATATGTTATGAAGATGGGAATTGAATCTGATGAGGAAGAGAAAGAAAAGGGTAATCTTATTGAAGTCTCCAATCTGACTGTGAAGAAGACGAGTAACGTCTTGAAAGGTTTAAACTATGGAAGTTATACCAGTAGAGTTACTGTTTTTGACATTGGTAACCAAAAGGTAGAGGACTTCAACTTCAATGCATATGAATTGTATGATCAGATTCCTAAACTGAATCAGGGATCTTTGCCTGATTCATACTCTAAAATGAGTGAGAAGACACCATCTAGAATCATGACGAAGGTCATCAATTCTAAATTGTTCAACGCTGGTGAGTACACGAAAGATCTTACGAAGATTCTCTCTCAGGCATCGTTTAGAAACACAATGTTCTTCAATAAAGAAGTTGAAGTAGAATACATTGGTGACCTTTCCTTAGAGGTTGGAGATGTGGTAGAATTAGAAAACTACATTGGACGTGACAGAGAGAAAGATCCAGTAAACAGTGGTAAATACATTGTTGGTCAGATCTATAGAGAGTATACGACCACTGATAGCAAATTAGCTACGAAAGTCATCCTATATAATGATAGTCTTGGCACTGGCACTGAGACTAACACAACAAACCAAGTATCATCTTTATTAAGTTAATGTCATTACTAGAATCTACTGCTAATTTTATCGGTAAGGACGGTTTTAACTGGTGGATTGGTCAGGTTGAAGCTGATGGTGGTGCAAAAACAGAGAAGGATGAACTTGCTGCTAACCGAGTGAAGGTTAGAATTCTTGGTTATCATAACAAGAGTAAGAAAGTTCTCCCCACAACCAAGTTACCCTGGGCAACTGTCATGATGCCTGCCACTCACCCACAAAAGGGTGGAGCAGGTGGAGTTCATCAACTTGCAAAGAACACCTGGGTTATTGGATTCTTCATGGATGGATCATCTGC